AATGCAGGATTTCGACGAAATAGAAAATAACGATGATGTATGGTCTGAGACGTTAGAAATTACTTCGAAAGGTACTTTCAAAGCTAGTATTCCAAATATAGAAATTATATTGCGTAATGATCCAAATTTAAAAGGAAAAATAGCATTTAATGAATTTACAAAACAAATTGAATGCTTAGGGAAAATGCCATGGAATAATAATTTTAAAATACGTCAATGGCAAGACGGTGATGATAGCAGTTTAAGAAGTTATATCGAAAAGATTTATGACATACACCATTCAGGCAAAACAAAAGATGCCATTATAAGCGTAGCAATGCAAAATGCCTATCATCCAGTAAGAGATTATCTAAATAAAATATCGTGGGATGGACATAGACGTCTTGAAAAGTTATTTATCAAATACTTAGGTGTTGAAGACACTGAAGTGAATAGAACAACTACCAAAAAGGCATTGACTGCTGGAATCGCTCGAGTAATGGAGCCTGGATGTAAATTTGACTATATGCTTACACTTTATGGTCCTCAAGGTGTAGGTAAATCTGCTTTGCTAAAAAAATTAGGTGGTGCATGGTTTTCTGACAGTTTAGTTTCTGTTACTGGTAAGGAAGCATATGAGGCATTACAAGGCGTTTGGCTAATGGAAATGGCAGAACTTGCAGCTACAAGAAAAGCTGAAGTTGAAGCTATTAAGCATTTCATATCTAAACAAGTTGACCGATTTCGTGTTGCTTATGGGCATTATATTGAAGATTTTCCAAGGCAATGTATTTTCATTGGTACAACTAATAAAGTTGATTTCTTAAGAGATGAAACTGGTGGAAGACGTTTTTGGCCAATGACTGTAAATCCAGAGAGAGTTGAAGTGAACTGGTCTAAACTAACCAAAGATGAGATTGACCAAATATGGGCAGAAGCTAAACACTATTATGAACAAGGAGAAGAGTTATTCCTTAACCCTGAACTAGAAGAAGAAATGCGTTCAATCCAAAGTAAACATACTGAGGAATCTCCATATACAGGTATTATCGATGAATATCTTAACACACCAATTCCTAGCAATTGGGAGGACTTAACTATCTTTGAACGAAGACGATTTTATCAAGGTGATGTTGATATGTTACCAACAGGAAATGTAGATTACGTTGAAAGAAATAAGGTCTGTGCGCTTGAAGTGTTTGTTGAATGTTTTGGTAAAGATAAGGGAGATAGTAGAGGATCTATGGAAATTAGAAAGATTTCAAACATCTTAAGACAATTAGACAATTGGTCTGTATATGATGGTAATAAAAGTGGGAAAATTCGATTCGGAAAAGATTATGGTGTACAGATAGCGTATGTAAGAGATGAAAGTTTAGAGGATTTAATATAAGAAATATTGAATAAATATACATTTTTAGATGTTGTATCAAATGTTGCATCATTTTTTGAGTGATGCAACACGGTGGTGTAAAAAGTAATCTTAGGTGTTGTATCATTTTTGGTGATGCAACATTGATGCAACAAATGATACAACACCTCTTTCCCTTCTCGCTGTAAGGTTCAACCCTGTTTGTTTCCAATGTTGCATCAAATTCACTATAAAGTTTAAAAAGTAGTGTTAGGGAGTAAAGAGGTATAGGGGTAACCCTCTAACAGCTATTTTTAAAAGTTTGGCAAGAATTGATGCAACATTGGAACATGAATATAAATTTTGTATACAAGGTGAATAAATGAAAGAGACGACATTAGAAAAATATTTAGTGAAAGAGATAACAAAGTTAAATGGTTTATGTTTAAAATGGGTTGCACCTGGAACAAGAGGTGTGCCAGATAGAATTATTATTATGCCAGAAGGAAAAACATATTTTGTAGAAATGAAGCAAGAAAAAGGTAAGTTGCATCCATTACAAAAATATGTGCATAGACAATTTGAAAACAGAGATCATAGAGTATATGTGTTATGGAATAAAGAACAAGTAAACACCTTTATCAGAATGGTAGGTGGAACATTTGGCGATTGACTTCAAACCACATAGCTATCAAAAGTATGCAATAGATAAAGTGATTGATAATGAAAAATACGGTTTGTTTCTTGATATGGGGTTAGGTAAAACAGTATCGACACTTACAGCATTTAGTGAATTGCAGTTGTTAGACACTGAAAAAATGTTAGTCATAGCACCTAAACAAGTTGCTAAAGATACATGGGTTGATGAGGTTGATAAGTGGAACCACTTAAATCATTTAAAAGTGTCTTTAGTCTTAGGAACACCTAAAGAAAGAAATGCTGCTTTAAACACAGAGGCTGATATCTATGTAACTAATAAAGAAAATACTAAATGGTTATGTGATCAATATAAAAAAGAATGGCCATTTGACATGGTTGTAATTGATGAACTGTCTACCTTTAAAAGTCCTAAGAGTCAAAGGTTTAAATCTATTAAAAAGAAATTACCACTCATTAATAGATTTATAGGATTAACAGGAACACCTAGCCCAAATAGTTTACAGGATTTATGGGCTCAAGTTTATTTGATAGACAGAGGCGAAAGACTTGAGTCTTCATTCAGTCGTTATAGAGAAAGGTACTTTAAACCAACTCATCAAGTAAGCGAATATATCTTTAACTGGGAGCTAAGAGACGGATCTGAAGAAAAAATATACGAACAAATAGAAGATATATGCTTAAGTATGAAAGCAAAAGATTATTTGAATATGCCTGAGAGAATCGATACTAAACAAACAGTAGTCTTATCTGATAAAGAACGTAAGTTATATGATGAGCTTGAAAAACATTACATTCTAGAGTCGGAAGAAGAAGGAACAGTTGTAGCTCAAAATGGGGCATCATTAAGTCAGAAACTACTTCAACTATCTAACGGTGCAGTTTATACAGATGATGGAGATGTAAGGGAAATACATGATAAGAAATTAGAGAAGTTAGAAGAAATTATTGAGGAATCACAAGGTCAACCAATACTATTGTTTTATAACTTCAAACACGATAAAGAAAGAATACTTGAAAGGTTTAAGGAAGCAACTACATTAGAGGATTCAAACTATAAAGAACGGTGGAATAGTGGCAACATTAAACTACTTATAGCACATCCAGCGAGTGCAGGACATGGATTAAACTTACAACAAGGTGGACACATCATTGTTTGGTTTGGACTTACATGGTCGTTGGAATTATACCAACAAGCAAATGCTAGATTATACAGACAAGGACAAAATCATACGACTATTATTCATCATATCATGACCGATAATACGATAGATCAAAGAGTATATGAAGCTCTACAAAATAAAGAACTAACGCAAGAAGAATTGATGAAAGCTATTAAAGCAAGAATAGCTAACCATAAGTAATGGAGGTCTGAAATGGGGAACACAACATATGATATCAAGCCAGGAACATTTAAATATATTGAATCAGAAATATATAATTTAAATGAGAACAAGAAAGAGATAAAAAGATTAAGGATGGAAATACTTAATCCAACTAAGGAACAAGATTCCAATATTGTATATGGGCCATTACAAAAAGGTGAACCAGTTAGAACAACCGAACTAATGGCAACGAGATTATTAACTAATAAGATGTTACGAAACCTAGAAGAAATGGTTGAAGCGGTTGAAAGTGAATACTTAAAGTTGCCTGAAGATCATAAGAAAGTAATAAGGCTCAAGTATTGGAATAAAGAAAAGAAGTTAAAGATGGAACAGATAGGACATGAATGTCATATGCATCGTAATACTGTCACTACTATAAGAAAGAACTTTGTTAAAGCGGTAGCGTATCATGCAGGTATCAAATAACATTGTGCAAAGATTGTGCAAAAGCCCTACAAATCTGTAGTAATATGATAGTATCGGATAGATGTATAAAGTTATCTAAAAGTTATACGACACAAGTACATGAGGCACATCGCTAAGCGGTGTGTCTTTTGTTATGCAATCAAAGAGGTGTAAGAGATGACCAAGCATAATAACATCTATAAGCATGGCCGTAAGTCATATCAATACGATTGGTTCTATCATTCAAAAGCATGGAAGAAGTTAAGAGAGATTGCATTAGATAGAGATAATTATCTTTGTCAAATGTGTTTACGTGAAGATGTTGTAACAGATGCAAACCTAGTGCATCACATTATTTATGTTGATGAAGATTTTAACAAAGCTTTAGACTTGGATAATTTGATGTCTGTTTGTTATAGCTGTCATAACAAAATTCATGCAAACGATAATGATAAAAGCAATCTAAAAAAAATTAGAGTTCTAAAAATTTAAATAAAAAAATATAGCCCCCTGCCCATCGGCTTAAAATGTTTTTTCGCCGGGTACCGGCGGGGGCCCTTCGCTTGCAACGCGGATAAACTTTTATGAAAGGGGGTCTTTATATGAAATTAACAAAAAAACAGCTAAAAGAATATATAGAGGATTACAAAAAATCTGATGACATATTAATTAACTTGTATATAGAAACATATGAATTTTATTGTCGGTTAAGAGATGAACTTAAAAATAGTGATTTGATGATAGAGCATACAAACAAGGCTGGTGCGAGCAATATTGTTAAGAATCCATTAAGCATAGAACTGACAAAAACAGTTCAAACACTAAATAACTTACTCAAGTCTATGGGTTTAACAGCAGCACAAAGAAAAAAGATAGTTCAAGAAGAAGGTGGATT